TAGAAATGAAAAGATTATATGAGACGGAGCGTTATGAGACGTGAAATGACGTGATGTCGTAAGTGTATGATTTTATTTAATATGCGCAAAAAATGACATGCTCACATTAAATGAGATTTGCGGAAGAAAAAAGAACGTGTTTTTTGGTTGTTTTAGCTAGTTTTTTTTATTGAATGCGGCACGCAGTTCGCGGACCTCATGTTCTAGTTCGCCCACCCTTTTTAGCTCCTCAACGCGCGAAATTATATCTTCTATTATGCGGGATCGATCATTTTCGTCTCCAATCTGAGCGAGATATTCATGCAGCGTATCAAGTCGCCTTCGATATGCCTCTAACACATCAGGAATCCTGCCTATAGCCTGTGGATCGGCCTCTTTAAACATTTTTTGAGCTTTTCTAAGATCCTTTACATACTTAAAACCCATACCTGTTGCAAGCCAATCTATAGTTGTTCCGGTTGCTAATGAGATACCTATTAGCGAATCCGCTCCAGGACGTTTCTGGTTAAGAATATATGATCTTATTGACGACTCTGGTAGGCCGCCTTTTCTGGTAAATGCTTTAACGTGATCCCCTGAAATGATTTCTTTTATGCGATTACCAAAGTCGGATTTATCTTCTAATTGGAAACTAATTGGAAACTTAATGAGAAACTGGTTTTTTTTGTTTCTCATTTCCGCTATCTTCTTGATTATTCATGTATAAATGCTGTTTTTTTTAAAAAATAACAAAAATTAATTAGAAACTAATTGGAAACCACAAAAAAGCGTTGACAAGCGTTATTTTGTGAGCCATAATAATCACAACAAATCATTATTTGTAACCATAAATTACCATGGAAATGAAAAAATTAAAAACGCTTGAAGAAGCTAGGGAAGAATTAAGTAGGTGCGGAATCTCTGTCAGCAAATGGGCGCGACATCATGGGCTTTCTGAGTCCATTGTCTCTGGTGTTTTGCGCGGCGAAAAGAAGGGTGTTAGAGGAGAATCCCACAGGGCAGCGGTTCTTTTGGGCATTAAAGACGGCATGATCGTTGATACTAAAAGCAAGGATAAAAACAATGCTTAACATGAACGAAATCGCCGAAGTGTTGGGCGTGAGCAGAAGTAGAGCGGTTGTGATCGTCCAGGACGAAGGCATCGAACGCAAGTTCACCAGTTCCAAAAAACATCGAGGCCATTGCTATTACTATATGGTCACGCCAGAACAACTGATAGCGCTGAAAGAAAAACAATCTGCAAAATATAAAAAGACTCGATCCGAGTTGCGCCAATTACAGCAAGATCAAGCGTTAGCACGGCTAGAAACAGTATTCCGCAAAATCGCGCAAGCAGCGAGAAAAACGGCATGAAAGATTGGTATTCTGTACAAGAATTAGCTGGGATGAATGGTATGCCTGGGTCGCATAGCGGAACTTTGAGATTTCTAAAAAAAAATAAGGTAGAAAGTTGCCGGAAAACGCATGGAAAAGGACGCGAATATCACTTGGCTGGGTTGCCGGATAACACTAAAGACGCTATTAATAATGGCTATAACAAGAAGTATTTCGCTGATTCTATTAGCGAATCAGTTCCGGAGAAAATGGCTGCAAATAATATGTCTGAAATTAAATCAAAAATCGCCATTTTTAAATATCTGTTGAGTGAATCAGAATCCATCTTGTTGCAGATAGAGACTCATTTTAGCAATTGCCAGGAAAAGCAAAAATGATCGAGTGGCTTTTGACTCAAAACTTAGTCGGTTTGCCTGGCATGCCAGGAACACCACAAGGTGTACGAAAAATGGCTAAAAAAAATTTGTGGAGAAAGCGCCCTATAGTGCATTCTGATAAAAGAGGTTGTGTCCCTTTCGCATACTATTTGTTTGATCTACCCCGCATTACCCAACAATATATCGCGCAAAACCAGCATCGATTTGGCAGTTGCGCTGAGCCTTTCCAGAGAGTCTCTCCCTCTTCCTCTCTCGCTGCCGCCTCCCAGGCAGTGGAAGGGCTCAGCGGAGCTACTAAGTCATGTAAGTCCTTCCTTGCTGGACATGAAGCGCCAGCCCTCCCCGGTGCGGTGGTGGCAAACCATCCCGTCGCTGCTGCCACCGGGACTTTTTTAGAGAACAAGGTAGGCATGATGATGACCCATGTACAAGATGAAAACCGCGATGCACGTTTTGAAGAAGCGGCGCGCAGGCTAAGGATGATCGAACCCTTGCTCAAATTACCGCCGCGCTTCCCTAATCGGCGTGCGTTGGCCGAAGGCATCGCTAGGGATAATGCCGTATCCGCAACCACGCTTTATCGCTGGATCGAAGATTACCGCAAAGGCGGCCTGCCCGCCCTGGGCGATAAACACCGTGCCGATCTCGGTCAAGCTCGGGTGCTGGTATCAGCAGAATTTGAGCGCATCATGACAGGTTTGGGGCTAAAAAGAGAACAAATCATCGAAGCCGCCGAATGGCTCATGCAGTTAGTGCGGGCGTTATGGGCAGCAGGAGGAACCTCCCCCAAGCAAATCTGGAATGAAGCCATCGCCAAGCTCGGCTTAAACCTCATGGAGGCCGGATTAGATGAGATTTCAGCGCGTGCCGTAGGACACATTACCCAACCTAGACGATTTGTCGAAGCCGAGAAGAAATACAAGTTAGTCGCCACAGCAAACCGCAACGCCAAAGCCATCTATGATAATCACCTACCGGAAGTGGCACGCACCCGCGCAGGCTTGCGCCCAGGCGACCTCGTTTTCGGCGATATATCCCCGCTCGATATCCCCACCCTCAGACCGGACGGCTCAGTCGCCTATGCCCGCATGATCGTTTGGATGGATGCCGCCACCAACTGGCTGCACATCACCCTGTATCTCTGCCCACCTGGAACTGGCGTTCGCCAAGAACACGTCGCGCAATCGTTCTCCAACCTCTGCCATGGATCGCCATTCGGCATGCCGCTGCGGCTCTATCTCGACAACGGCTCCGAATATCAATGGGAAGAAATGCTCAGCGCCTGGTCGGAACTGGCCTATCTCACCGGCAACCAAACGCATGTTGAGCTTGCCAATGCGCTGCCTGCCTCGGGAAAAATCATTCGCTCCATCCCGTTTCGCCCACGTGCTAAATTAATAGAAAGCGCCTTCGGTAACCTGCGTCACCTGTTCGGCTGGCACCCCGCTTTTCAAGGCGGCAATCGCATGGCCAAACGCTGCGCCAATCTCGGTGAAGCCATAAAACCCATTCCCTATGACGAATTGCAAACCTTCCTGGCCGCCGCCATGGCCGATTATCACGCCACCCCACAAAGCGGCCAGCTTGGTGGAAAAAGCCCACAACAAGCGCTAGACGCTGCGTTGGATAGTGACTGGAAGCCGGTCAGAGTGGATAAAGAAGTGCTGCTGCTCGCCTTCGCCGAACAAGATAAACGCAGCGTCAAAGCTGGCATCATCCAATACGCCGGACAAGAATGGTATGCCGATTTTCTGGTCGGCCTGCATCAAAAAGTAGACGTGCGCTACCCCAAACACGATCCGCAATGCCTGTTCGTCTTTAATCAAGGCCGTTTCTTAGGTGTCGCGCTGCAACAACCCAAATACGGCATACTCGACCCGGCTGGCGCGAAGGAAGCTGGCCGTAGGCGCGGCGTGCTCAGAGATGCCATCGACAACATGGCAGGTCAAGTGCAAACCCTGCAAGTGCAGGATGTCATCGGATCTCGCGGCAAATTGATGGGCGTAAATGAAACCGTAAACAGAGCCAATCAAGCCGCGCTGCCCGTAACTCTATCAGACGAAGCAAAAGCCCTGATCGAAGCCAAGAAAAAAGCGGAAATGGAAGAAAGCGCAAGAACCGCTTTGATCAACGCAGCCAGAAAACAAGAGAGAGACAAGATTGTCCGCTGGAACCTGCCTAAAGATCCCGAGGAAGCGATCTGGCGAGCAAAATATGAAGACGACGACGAGGAGATCAAATGAACAACAAAATTATCGGCTTGAGAGATTACGACAAACCGGAGGAGCTAAAAAAATACAAAGGTATCGCGCACGGCATCTGCTTTGCAGGCTTTTCCGCATCGTTTAAGAACGCAGAATCGGATGTGATCGTGATCGCCCCCAGTGTTGCAGATCTGAATAAGCATTGGTTTCGATTGTTTGGGAGCTACCCCAGTCCCGACACGATACAAAAAGCCGCTGCATTTAGCTATCACGACATGCGAGGGAAACGGCTATTCAAATAAAACCCCCTTCAGGTCCGTGCAAAGAAACTGAAAGGGAAAGCATTAACAACAAAAAGGAAAACAAGGATTTATTTACATGCTAGCAGAAAATATCCAAAAAACCAAAAACGTCAACGAAGCCATCGAGCTGGCAGCGTTATTGATTGAAACCGAAGGCGCGGCAATCGGAGAGATCGTCGGCGAAACCGGCACCGGCAAAACAAAAGCCTCAGCCGCCGTATTGAATCAATATGCCGGTGCGCGCATCGCCTGCCATGAAGGTATGACGCGCTACCAACTGCTCGCCAGAATCACTGCAGGATTGGGCATCGAAGGCCCATCCACGCGCTGGCTGGAATTGCTCGCCAGCAACCAATCGAGACGTGGAGAACGGCAAATCCTGGTGGTCGACGAAGCCAACAAACTCAAATGGCAAGCCTTGGAAGTTCTGCGTTATCTGGCCGACGAATGCGGATTCGCCGTGCTGCTCGTTGGGACGGAAATCTACGAGCACCAATTCAACTCGGCCCGCACCCGCCCGCTGCTGCTGCAGCTAGGCCGCCGGATCGGCGCCAAGCGCGTGCGCATGGGCCACCTAGATCGGGCTGAAACGGCACGTTACCTACTCACTCCCCGCTTTGGCGAGGTTGAAAAAGAAATCGCCACCCGGTTTTGGACAGGCTGTCGCCGAGGCAACTGGGGCGAAGCTGTCGAGCTGGCTGGGGAAGCTTTGCGGCTGGCACGCCTCAATAATGCCCAAACGCTTACCATGCCGGTGCTCGATGCAGCGCTGACATGGTTTGCCAACCGCCGCGATGCAGCCAATGCAGCATAGGGTGATGGATGCTCACATTACGCGAGATTTGCGCGGTGCTTGGCGTATCGAAGCCGGTCGCCTCCGCGCTCAAAAATGGCAAATACCCGACACAAGACATCGTGGAGAAGTATCAAGCGTTGCAGGCTGTGGCGGATCGCTTGGCCAGCGAGCAGCGCGAAGTGAATTTAAGCAAGGTTTGTGAAACCTGCCCCCGTGAAGACTGCGTGGGCTGCAGGATCGCGCAATTAATCGATTGATTTTTACAAGGAGGAACCATGGAAACAGCAGCAAAAGAAACCCCAAAACAGCAACCGCTAGGCTACCGCAGAAACGCATCCGGGCACCTAGTCCCAGAAGAACTCGTCAAAGACATCGACATGGCCCGCGACGAATTGGTCAAGGAAATCATCGGTGCAGCAGAAAACATGCAAAGCCAACTGGCTTCCATGAAAAAACGCGCCATGGAAGACGTATTCAGCTTTACCGAACTCAGCGCCGAGAAATACGGCATCAAACTGGGTGGGCAAAAAGGCAATATCTCGCTCATGAGCTACGACGGCAAATATAAAGTGACAATCACCGTCGCCAAACGCCTCATGTTCGACGAACGCCTGGTTGCCGCCAAAGCGTTGATCGATCAATGCATCCACCGCTGGGCAGAAGGCGCTGTCAACGAAATCAAAGCGCTGGTCGAGCACGCCTTCCAGACTGATAAAGAAGGTAAAATCTCTACCAGCCGCGTCATGGGCTTGGCACAACTCAAAATCGAAGACCCAGACTGGCAGCAATCCATGCAAGCGCTGCGCGACTCCATGCAAGTCACCGGAACCACAACCTACATCCGGTTTTACAAGCGCGTCGGCATCACCGAACGCTACGAACAAATCACGCTCGATCGTGCCTCGGCGTAAGCAAATCAACCCATTAACAACAAGGAGAAAAACCATGTCAATACAACCCTATGAAGATATCCCCTGTGAGCTCATAGACTTGCGCACCGGCAACCCTTGTCAAGTCGGAGAACGCATCGAAGAGCTGGTGCGTAATGGCTGGGCCTGCTACGACTTAGCCAAGACCTTCCAACGCAACCAACAAGAAATCGAAGCGGAACTTGTCAAAATCCTCGGCATGAACGTCATGGCACGTATCCGTGGGCTATGCCAAGTCAAAGCCCGAAAACACACCGAAGTCGTCATCAATAACGAAGCCCGCCTCTTCGCCGTGTTGCGTGAGCGCTTTGGGGCCGATGCGCCACAACTCACCGACCGCTATATCACCACCGAAAACCTGGTGCAGCTTGCTTGCGATGGCGATGATCCCATCGCCCCCAGAGTGCGCGAATGCTTAACCATCACCAAAAAATACAGTCTCGAATGGGAGGACGAATAATGAACTGGTTCGAAATCATCTGGATGTGCAGCGTGTTCTTTTTTTTAGGCCTCATTATTGGAACGAGTAAAACGTTTACGGAATGGCTGAAAAAATAATCAAGCCCGCGCCACGCTCGCATCGCTACATCCTGCTTGGATTGGCGCATTTGGCCGCCAAGCAACTGGGCTGGGATGACGATTTTCGGGCAGAACAGCAACGCAGCCACACCGGCAAAAGCTCCTGTAAAGACATGAATGAAGGCGAATTGCTCGACTGGTGCTGGCGGTTGAAAAGGCTCGGCGCCAATATCGGCATCCCAACACCACCGCGTAAAGGCGGCAAAAGCTGGGACCGCCCCACGCAAAGCCAGTTGGCCGAAATCGCACGGCTTGCCGTGGAATTCGGCTGGCACGATGGGCTGGACGACAAGCGCCTCATCAAGTTCGTGGGCAAAACCGCCAACGTGGACGACGTACGTTTTTTACTGCGCTGGCAAGCCACCAGCATCATCAATGGCTTGCGGCGCTGGCGCAATCAATTACTCAAACGTGGAGAAAAACAACAATGGCAACGATTCAAGGAACAGTGCGAAGCCAAAGAGTGAGCTATATCTCTGGCTTCAAATATCAACTCATTGAAAACTTTTACATCCAAACCGAGATCCACCCGGAAGAAACCGTGGATTGGCTATTCGTCACCCTGCACGAAAGTGGGTTGCTGGAAATCCGGCGCGGCTGGGCCTGGGACGGTCCATCTGGATTAACGATCGACACCAGAGACAGCATGGTAGCCGCCCTGGTGCACGATGCCCTCTATGCCCTCATGCAAAGAAAACTGATCTCATGGGATCACCGCAAAGCAGCCGATCAACTCTTTTATGACCTGCTCATTCAAGACGGCATGTGGCAATGGCGCGCAAAGTATTGGTACGCCGCCGTTCGTAAGCTTGGCTATGCCTTCGCGCATAAAGCAAAAAAGGTAAAGATTGCCCCATGAATCTCACGCGCTGCCCTGTTTGCCATAGCCACATCACCTTGGAAGCCATCGTGCAAGACGAAGCCGGGCGTGAATTGCTCGGGCTTTTGGCTAGCTTAGAAGGCGATTTATCGCGCGCACTCGTCACCTATCTTGGGCTATTTCGTCCTGAGAAGCGCGATTTATCGAACGATCGAGCACTGAGACTCGCGCAAGAGGTGATCGGGCTCACGGAACACCGCACCAAACTCGCAGCGGCACTTTCGCAAACCGTGGAAACGTTGCGCAGCAAAGGCAGCGCACCCTTAAAGAATCACAACTACCTGAAACGGGTGATTGAAAATATAAACCTCTACCCTCTCCCCATGGGAGAGGGCAAGGGTGAGGGACGGGGTGAGGGTAAAAGCATCACCAAAACCGAACAAGCCCTGCTGAGCATTGAAAAAGTCAAGGACCGTTATCGTGATTAACAAGGCAGAACAATGGTTTGCTAGCGCCATCGCCAACGGTATCCAGCGCCTCATGGTATTGGGGTTGGAAGGTACCCCAGCAGCGCGCACGGTGGAGCTGACGACCGTTACCTGGATCGATGCATTATGGCCTGGTCGCGCCTGGCATGCCACATTAGATGAGACAAGGATCAATGAAGCCTTTCGGCAATTGACCATTCAGTGTGAACGCTGGCCCACACCTAATCATTTCTTGCTGGTGTTGCCAGCAAGGCATGCACCGCTCAAACTTGCCGCCCCAAAGCTCACCGATGCAGGGCGCAAAAAAGCCCAAGATACCATCGCTAAAATCAAAAAGGCCCTAGAACCATGAACGAATCTGACAAAATGCCAGAACTATTGACCGACCTGGCGGTGCGTGCCCAAAAAGTGCTCGTAGAAAAAGCCAGCATGGATAAAGACTTGGCCGAACACGTAGGATTTGAGATCGCCAGAACCATGGCGGAAAGCTGGGGTGGCCTCAATATCTATGTCCCAAAAGCCATGGAGATGAAGCTGCACAGCCGCGATGAGCAAATCTGGCGCGAATTCGACGGCCATAACCAAAGCGACCTAGCCCGCAAATACAACATCAGCGTGCAGTGGGTCTACACCATCATCAAGCGCATGCGCGCCTTGAAAATAACCCGCAAGCAACCTGGGTTGTTTGGGGATATTGAGGGCTGACCACCATGAAAAAGATTATGACCATCGCCATTGCCGTTACCTGCTTGATCAATGCAGCAGCACAAGCCGCTGATGGCAATGAAGAAACCCGCTATTGCAGCGACAATAAACGCAAATCATCCGTGGTGGTGGCGTTCAAGCGCATCCACCCCTGCCCATCCACTGGCGAGCCAGAAGGCCCCTGCCCAGGGTGGAGTGTCGATCACATCATACCCTTGGCGGTCGGTGGGTGCGATGCCGTCATCAACCTGCAATGGTTGCCCAATGAAATCAAATCCTGCGCGGGCGCGCTGTGCAAAGACCGCTGGGAACGTAAGGTGTATAAAAAATCGGAAACAGCTAATTAACTTCCGTAATTAATTATCCAGAAAGTAGCTTTGTAACCGTTTTATAAACAACAATAAAAAGGAGGAAGTAAAAATGAGGAAAATAACAGCAGTTTTGCTTTGCATCACCACGACGCAATATGGTTGTTCAACCGCAGCTAAGAACATATCCGCATCCTACGTATCACCGTTACAATTCCAGGCATATGACTGCGATCAGCTCTCATCGGAAGCACAGCGCATACAAACGCGGGTCAGTCAATTGACAGGCAGGTTGGACAATGCGGCCACCAACGACAAGTGGATCATGGCAGCGGGACTGTTGCTAGCCTGGCCAGCATTTTTCGCGCTCGGCGGCACCAAGGAGCAGGAATCCGAGTACGCCCGGCTGAAGGGTGACTATGATGCCATCCATCAATCTGCCGTAATGCGTAAATGCCCGGGCGTTATCACCCAGCAACCAGTTACCGTCACAGCCGATGAACCTAAAATCGATACTGCTTCCGAATCCAAAAAGTAGCGTCTTGTTTTACAGAGGCAGTCCTTGTGATTGTCCTGGTGGTTATATGTATGGGAAAACGGGTTTTTCTATACATATCATCATCAACAAGTTGATAAATAATAAAATTAGTGGGAATTGATGATCGATGAATTATAGCCAACCGAAACCTTTAGCCATTAATCCAGCGATGGTAATTGCGGATGCGATGATTGCGGAAAATACGAGGCGGAAATTAGATTCGTCGGCTTTACGTAAATCCTTAATATCGGATTTAATGTCGCGGATGTCTACTTCGATATGCGAAACAGAAGCTTCTAAACGGGCAACACATGGCTCAATGCCGCTAGGAGGAGGAATATCTCCGGAATTGCTACCGCGCTTTGCTAGATTGCCGGCGCGGTTGAATTTTTCAGCGCTGGAAAGATGTTTGTCAATCGGTGTCGGGAATGTCATGCAAAATTCTCGCGGCTTTCTCAATAGCCTCGGCATTAATTAACAGGTATTTCTCAAAGTTTTTGTCGATCTCTTCTGGGTTGTTGGTCACAAACGTAGTTACAGCGCGCGTTAGCCATAAATTTGACTCGATCAATTCCCTGAGAACGGCTTTTGTTTTTTCATCCATTTAATAATTATGAGCCATAAGCTCATGATTGACAATCTCATTGAAATGGGTGTATGGTTCGCCGCAAGTGCTTAAAACACTTTTCAGAATAGGCGAACCGCACCTGAATGTTGTGGTTTTTTTTACGTCCATCGTTTTCGATGGCCGGGTGTGTGGCTAATAAAATAGCGGCTTGCCGTAAATATGCCCGCCGCCTTCTGACGGTTTTGAGCACCTGGCCACCCACGGCCTCCGTGGGATTCCATCAAAAGGATCAGAAAATGATAAACACTCAAATCGTCACTATTCAAGGTGACCACCCAACCACCAATACCCTTATCATTGCTGAACATTTCGGCAAAAGTCATAAAAATATTCTGCAATCACTTCGCGAATTAATGGATGATTGTCCGGAAGAATTTAACGGGCTGAATTTTCAGCCCGTTAATTATTACGACAGCAAAGGTGAGAAAAGACCGATGTACGAAATCACCCGAGACGGCTTCATCCTGCTGTCAATGGGATTCACCGGTGCCAAAGCCATTAAGCTGAAGATCGCCTTCATCCATGAATTCAACCGCATGGAATCCGAACTCAAGAACCGCCAGCCTGTCATCAATGACACCATGCGCCAAGAACTCCTCACTGCTCGTCCCCTTTGGGCGAGCATCGTCAAATTCTGCGGCATGGGGTTAACATTTAAGCAAATCGGCCTGCTCATTCAACGGCATCCTGCCACGCTGCGCAAGCACCGGCGCCGCATGGAGGCTTGCGGGCTACTGACACCGCCAGCCAACCTGGCGCAACTGCGCCGCAATGGGCTGGTATTGCTCAAGGGAGGTGTGCAATGACTCGCGAACAATTAGATGCCATCGAGCGCATGGACTTAATCGCCAGCTGCTGGCGTGCTATATCCGTGTTGCTATCCAGCGATCGCGATGCGTTGTGTGACCAAGGCCGTGATGAGGTAGCGCTACTCGCCACGTTCTTAAATCAAGAATACGAAGCCGCCCGAGAAACGCTGACCAAAATAAAATAGGGCAAGCTGGAAAGGAGCGTGTCTTGTATGCGCTCCTGTGTTTTATGGGTAGTCTTTATCGATCACATCGTGTAATTCAAGCACCTTGTAAAGAACCGGCTTGTTGTTTACGGTTTCGACCGCTACATCAACAATAAATGCTTTCTTGAATGGATAAGGTTCATCGTAGAGCATTTTTGCTTTTAGGCTATCATTAGCAAATCGAACCTTGATATCGCCTTGATGAATGCTTTCGATTCTAGCGCGATCGCCAGCTTTGCTGCTGTCTGGTTGATTCCTGGCCTGCGCCCAGTACATGACCACCTGTTCATGAATGCCAGTCACGGGTTCCTTCATCGACTCAAGCGTTCTTCTAATGCCATTTTGCACAGCGTTGGCTTGCGTTGAGTTGATGTTGAAATTGATGACCAGATCCCCTTGAATGTCGATGTTCTTTAGTTTTACAAATAGCTTAACTTTATTATCCATTCTCCCTCCTTTTTTTCTTTCTACAGGGATTTTATAACATAAACCCCTTTCTTGGACGAGAGCCCCAGGCCAAGTCATACTTGGCCGATGAATCGACTCATCAAAAGCATCGTCTTGCATTGTTTAGCCACACCCAACGGTCAGTGGTTCACCGCAGGCGATATCGACAAATGGCACAAGGCGCGAGGGTTTCACCGCGCTGAAGCGTTTCGCGCCCGTATCAACGGCAACCTGGTTGCTATCGGCTATCATTTCGTGATTCTCACCAATGGTGTCATCGCGACGGGCCGCCACCTGGAAGAAGTCGGCGCGCATGCGCAGGGCTTCAATAATAAGAACATCGGTATCTGCCTCATCGGCACCGATCGGTTCTCATTGGCGCAATGGAACACGCTGCGCAATAGCGTAATCAGTTTACAGCAACACATCATGCGGCAACAAAACGATAGCGCCCCACTTGCTGTGGTGGGTCACCGCGATCTGCCAGGCGTTAAAAAGACCTGCCCGGGATTCTCGGTTGCCGATTGGCTAGAAAGCGCCATGCAGCCGCCTACCGGACATGTGCTTGCCGATAATGCCGCCCCATGAAGCTCAACGGACTCATCATCGATAGCGCGACCGGCCAATGCTCCCACACTAAGCTGTGGTCAAATATCGCCTACTTGGCTGCTACCATCGTTTTCTTGCGCTGGGGTGTGTTTTCCGAACAACCGCCTAGCGAATGGATGTGGTTGATCTACTTAGGCGTGGTCGGCGGACATACCGTGTTAAGCAAACTGGTCTCACTCAAATACGCCAAACAAGAGGAAAAAACCTAATGCCCATCATCGCATTTTATCTGATTGCAGCCCTCGCTTTTACGGGAGTAGGCGGCGCTGTTGGTTATCGCATTGCCGACCGTATCGGTGATTTAAATCTCAAACAATGCGAGCAAGCCAACCTTAAACGCATCAACTCGGCCAACGCACAAGCACGTGCGGAGCTTGCATTGGCTTACCAAGCTGCCGACCAAGCCATACTCAAAGCCACTGAACAAGAAAAAATCGCCAAAGCACAAAGTGAGGAGCTCAAACATGCCATTAAAGCCCACACCAATAATCGCAATTGCCTTTCTAACCGTGCTCGCGGCGTGCTCCACACCGCAGCCGCTTTTAATCGCGCCCCATTGCCCAAAGATACCTACAGCGCTATTGACGCCAATGCCGCCGCTGCCGCCAATTCCAGCGACCGGGGCGGACAACTCACAACAGCCATGACCACCGATACCGATGCCGCACAATGGATCATGGACGCCGCAGCCGCCTATCAAACCTGCCGTGCCCGCATTGCCGCCATTACCGAATGGAACGACAGGGAGGGAACACGATGACCGGCGAACTCGATTTTAGAACCCTTGTCTGGGGCGTTGGATTAGTCACCGCCTGGACGGGTTTTTTGGTGGGCATTATCCGTATCCTAATCATCAGAATGGTAGGCGGATTGGAAAAACGCATGGAGCTGCAAGCCGAACAGTGGAACAAAACGGACGCCGAGCTCAAGCGACTAATGGTCGATTTGCCGATGCACTACCAGCGCCGCGATGATGCCATCCGTGAGTTCACTGCAATCAATACCAAGCTCGATAAACTCTACGAACTCATTTTGAGGAAAATTAACCATGAGTAATTCCCCGCTCAACGACGCCATCGACATGGCCCGCGCCGAACGCGAAACGCTGCGCTGGGTGTTGCTGCTGGCGCTTTGGCATGCCCGTCCCTATGGCGCTACTGAATACGTGCTGGTGCGCACGGCGCAAGACATTCCGCTCAATGTCACCTCCGATATGGTACGCCGTGAATTGAGTAGTTTAGCGCAACGCAACCTGGTCGCAATCGATAACGATCAGCCTGTTTGGTCGGCCAGTATCACCGCCTTGGGCGAGGATGTCGTCGATCACCGTGCGCCAGCACCATCGGGTGTGGCGCGCCCACCCAAATGGTAGCAGTAACAATGGCCAGAGCATCCAAGATTGGCGCATTACCCGCTGAAGTAAAAAGCTGGTTGGACAGCGCCTTGGCCGAAGGTAATTTTAGCGGCTATCAACAGCTCTCCGAGGAATTGAAAGATCGAGGCTACGATATCAGCCATGCTGCCGTACACCGCTACGGGCAAAAGCTAGAAAAGCGCATCGCTGCCATCAAATCCGCGACCGACGCGGCGCAAATGCTGGCCAAAAGTTTACCCGATGCCACCGATGATTTGAGCAGCGCCGTGATTCGCATGGTGCAATCCGATATGTTCGACTTACTGGTAAGCCTGCAAGAATCAACTGACGAATCCAACCCAGCCGAGCGTCTCAAATTGCTAAGCCACGCCGTGCGTGCCGCAGCCGACGCCACCCGTGCCAGCGTCACGCATCGCAAATGGCAAGACGAAGCCCGCAGCAAAGCAGAAGCTGCCGTGCAGTCCGCGGAAAAAATCGCCAAGAAAGGTGGTTTGTCAGCTGAGGCCGTCGAACAATTACGCCGTGAAATCCTTGGCATCGTAACCTAATTATGATGCTGCTCCATACCGAACCGTTATCAGGCGATTGTGCCGTACAGTTAGAAGTCGATTTGCGCTACGACGACGCTGCGCAAGTGTTATTTTCCGATGATCTCGATGGCTTAGTACTGCAATTGTCCGGTAACGGCGCCGATCTCTCGATTCGCCTCGATTATTATCAGGTGCAAGATATCATCGATCAGCTCGCGGCATGGGGTTATATCTCTACCATCGGGGTGATCGATCCGTGAACACGATAGACCAACTGGAAAACCAGCCAACCGCAACGCCAGCCGCGTTGATGGCTTATCAACAGCGCTGGGTTGCCGATGAATCACCATTGAAAGTCATGGAGAAAAGTAGACGTACCGGGATCACCTGGGCGGAAAGCTCGGATGATGTCATCACCGCTGCTAGCTCTGCGCAAAGCGGCGGACAGAACGTCTACTATATCGCCTACAATCAAGACATGACCATCGAGTACATCCAGGCTTGTGCTTTGTGGGCCAAAGCATTCAATCATGCCGCCTCGGAAATCGAAGAAGGTTTTTGGGATGAAGACGAGGACGAGAAACACATCAAGACTTACACCATCCGCTTCCCGGGTTCTGGGTTTCGCATCGTGGCGTTATCGAGTCGCCCCTCTAATTTACGCGGTCGGCAAGGCACCATCGTGATCGATGAAGCCGCGTTCCACGAGAAGCTCGATGAATTGCTCAAAGCCGCACTGGCCATGCTGATCTGGGGTGGACGGGTGCGCGTCATCTCTACCCATAACGGTGTGGAAAATCCCTTCAATGCATTGGTAGACGATATTCGCGCCGGACGTAGAATGGGCAGTGTGCACCGTGTCACTTTTCAGGAGGCGGTTGCCGATGGATTATATCGTCGTGTCTGCCTACGCTTGGGTAAACCTTGGAGCGGGCGTGAAGAATTGACTTGGATCAATGGCGTCTATGCCTTCTATGGCGAAGGCGCTTCCGAAGAATTGGATTGCATTCCAGCCCATTCCAGCGGTGCTTGGTTGTCCCGTGCGCTGATCGAATCACGCATGACGCTAGACACCCCGGTGCTGCGCTGGGAAGCCCAGCAAGGCTTTGAATTGCTGTCTGATAGCGTACGCACCGCAACTTGCCATGATTGGCTGCAAGATAATCTGCAACCGCTAATCGATAAGCTCCCGCAAGATCTATGGTCTTTCGTGGGAGAAGACTTCGGACGTAGCGGTGACTTGACGGTATTCGCCCCATTGCTGCAACAGCAGAATTTGACCCGGCGCATGCCATTCATGGTTGAACTGCGCAATATCCCGTTCCGCCAACAAGAGCAAGTGGCATTTTATCTGCTGGATAATCTGCCCCGTTTCATGGGGGGTGCATTCGACGCACGCGGCAATGGCCAATATTTAGCGGAAATCGCCATGCAGCGCTATGGTGTGTCACGCATTCAGCAAGTCATGCTGGCCGAATCCTGGTATCGCGAGAACATGCCACCTTTGAAAGCTGCATTGGAAGACGGAACCTTGCTCGATTTGCCACGCGATGCCGATATTTTGTCGGATTTGCGCCATGTGCAAGTGATCCGTGGCGTACCCAGAATACCGGATAAACGTACTCTGGGTGAAGACAAAAACAAACGCCATGGCGATGCCGCCGTGGCCATTGCCTTGGCCTGGTTCGCCAGCCGCGAACTGGCCCATGCGCCCATCGAATATATGAGTAGCGGACGCCGTGAAATGGCATCGGTAGGCCGTGTCGATTGGTCCGGATTCCATGGCTAGAAAGGAGTGATAGCATGACAGGAAAGAACACCAAACCAGAACTTAACGAAATCGCCACCAGCCGTGACGGGCGCGATATTACCCGTGGCTGGTTATCGGCGCTCATGCAAGCACCACTCGACGATAAAGTATTGATCGAGCAAGGCGGCGGTGATTATCGCCTTTACGAAGACATTTTGCGCGACGACAACGTGCGTGCCTGTGTCAATCAACGCATTTATGGCGTGATCGCCAAGCCCTGGGAAATCACGCCGGGTGGCAAGCGGTTCATCGATAAAGCAGCAGCCGATTTCATCAAAAACCAAGTCGATGCGCTACCCTTCGATCAAATCACCTTGCAAATGCTGCACGGAGCGTTTTATGGCTTCTCAGTAGCCGAAGCAATCTGGAAGCAAGATGGCAGCCGTGTTGTGTTAGACGATATCCGGGTGCGTAACCGCCGCCGCTTTGCCTTTGATGGCGATGGCAATCTGCGCCTGAAAACCATGGCCAGTATGCAGCCGGGAGAATCGTTACCAGAGCGCAAATTCTGGGTAGCAAGATTCGGTGCTGATCATCACGATGCGCCTTATGGTCTGGGGTTGGCGCATTATCTCTATTGGCCGGTTTGGCTAAAGCGCAACGTCACTCGCTTTTGGGCGGTTTATCTGGAGAAATTCGGTACTCCCAGTGTTATCGGTAGATACCCGCCTGGCACTGCCAATGCTGAACAAGAAAAATTACTCTCGGCATTGCGTGCCATGCAGCGCGATTCCGCTACCGTCATTCCACAAGGAATGGAAGTGGCGTTGCTGGAGGCAATGCGCAGTTCCGCGGTCGATCATCAGCAATTCGTGGAACAGATGAATGAAGCAATCCTCCTGGTCTGCCTGGGGCAAAGTGGAACCGCCAAGGGCACACTTGGAAAATTAGGTGGAGAGGCTGAGCGCGAGAATGTCAAAGACGCTATCCTCAAGGCAGATTCCGATCTGTTGTCAGAAAGCTTTAATCGCACCCTCATTCAATGGCTGGTTGCCTGGAATTTCCCAGGCGCGGTTCCACCTAAGGTCTATCGCGTATTCGACGATGAGGATCTGGATGCGCATGTGGCCCGCGATAAAACCATCTCGGAAATGGGTTACAAACCCACCTTGAAATATGTCACGGATAAATACGGTGGGGAATGGCAAGACACCGCTCCGCCTGCCGAAAATGACGCCACAAATCGCATGCAATCCGAGCAATCGGCGCCCTCATCATCTCCCGAAGGCAAAGGTAGCTTTGCTGAAAACGATGTTGCAGACACCGCCCCGGTCGACCCCATGACGGATCGTCTCGATGACGATACTGCGCCACATTGGGCAGCACTTATGGATCGCATTAAGATCATGGTAGATCAGGCGCAAAGCCTAGAACAATTAAGGGACGCTTTGCTTGAAGCCTATGGTGGCCTGGAAACCGAACAGCTCACCGAAATCATGGCGCTGGCGTTTGCCGCAGCGGAGTTGACGGGACGTCATGACGTGGCGGACGAATCATGATCTGGCTAGACGAATCGCAATATTGTCTGCGCATCATTGACGGCGATCCGGCGCATAAGCCGTCTTATCGTGCCGTCGGCAATATCTACTTGCATGGTGACGTAGCAATTCTGTGCGGTTTTCACGGCAAACTGCTGCGAGTTGATTTGCGAGATCTGGTCTCTAGTCTATGGGATCGAGGCATTCGCCACTTGCTCACCGAACGTTCAGGCAGTCATCGCATTCCAATGGGACAAAGAATCGATACGCCTGACGGACCCTTTCATGATTGGTGGCATGTCGACTTAAAAGAAATCGGGATTGATCGAATCAGAATGGCAAAATAGCAAAAGCCATTAAAACGCGCTACAAGCGATTATTTTTGTTCTGGACGTATGAAGGTATCAAAAAAAAATTATAAGAAAATTTGAACCGCTCTTGAACCCCACTTTTGGGGGTGTTTAGGTTGAATTTAAATTGCGATTTTGAGGTGAATGGTGAGAGACACGAAAAACAGGGGTGTTTTTAATGGCTGCGGCAACTAATCCGGTCATCCGTAATGTATTTCGTCAACCGTTCCAGGAACAGGTCAATTTCTTCCGTGGCAAACTCAATCTACCGACTGAACGTTGGGATGATATCAAAAAGAGCGCACATGACCGCGCTTTTATCGTGGCCGGTGCAGCCAAAGCCGATTTGCTCGATGATCTGCGCGATGCGGTAGATAAAGCCATCGCCGATGGGGAGTCGATCGGCCAGTTCCGTGCGCGTTTTGCCGACATCGTCAAGCGTCACGGTTGGCAAGGTTGGACGGGACAAGGTACCAAAAAAGGCGAAGCCTGGCGTACCCGTGTCATTTATCAAACCAACCTACGCCAAAGTTACAACGCGGGCCGTTATCAACAGCTCAATGATCCCGATCTGGTAAAACGCCGCCCCTACTGGAAATATATCCATAACGATACCGTGAAGCACCCACGCCCGCTGCATGTCAGTTGGGATGGTTTAGTGCTGCATAAAGACGACCCCTGGTGGCAGACGCATTTCCCAGCCAATGGGTGGGGCTGCCTATGCAGAGTGACGGCAGTGCCGCCATCGGAATATAAAGGCCAGCAAGCGCCCGATGATGGCTTTTACATGAAAGAAGATAGCCTAGGCAATCTGCACCGGGTGCCTAAAGGCATCGATCTTGGCTTTGATTATGCACCGGGATCGAACCGTGTTACGCCCCTAAAAGATTTGATCGACCACAAGCTGATCCGTTTTCCTGCACGAATTGGGGCGGACATGTGGCAATCCATCAAGCCCGCCTTATCGTTAGAGACTAGCCTGCAATGGTCTAACACCATGGATGATTGGTTGTCTAGCAAACAGTCGGGACGTACCGCCATCGTTGGTGCAATCGCATCCGAGGTGCTGCAATGGTTGTCAAGCAAGGACAAGGAATTGCCTCAAACAGCAGAGATCAGCGTGAGGGAAGGATTGATTCGTGGGCAAAAACAAACAAGGCACGATCGCGCTGGCGATGGGTTGAGCGAAATGGAATGGCGTCAGTTGCCTGCGATTCTAGCAGAGCCGGATCAGGTGTTATGGGATATCGAATCGCAAAAGTTGATTTATGTCGCTATGAGCGATGATGCGGGAATCAAGCTGACGTTTACCTATGATTACCTCAAAAAAGGCAAGCAAATGAATATGATCGTGTCGGGTTTCAGGCAGTCGAGCAAAACGCTGGAAGAGCGGTTGCGAGGTAAGCTTTATCAGATCGTCAAATGAGGGCGGGATGACGGTATACCATCCATTCGTCTACCCGGCCTTAACCGGATCACGCCACGTGGAAGCCGATTTTCCACGCCTCGCCCTCAAAGCGATTCAACAAGCGGTGTCCGAATGCTGCCGGTTACCCGCCCCCCTGAACTTAACGTCTAAAACGATCCCGCCTCTGAGCTTTCAGAATAGCATAACGGAAACCAAACGAAAATATTATGGATAAAATATTAAAACGAGAAGCCGACAAAACGTGTTATGTGTGCGGGCAATATTTGCCCGATGCAGCTAGGAAGATTGCTGATGAAAGTGGAAGGTTTGTGCTTTATCAGAATGACTTCCGGGATATCGCTGGCGCGATCGAGGCAGAGAGTGTGGATGCCGTTATCTGCGACCCCCCCTATGGGTCTGGAGGGTTCACGGTTAAAGATATTGCGAAAAGCGCTAAACAAAAATACGTGTCATCGGATGCGTCGTATCAAAAATCCCTCCCAAATATTGACGGGGACTCCATTCATCCGATGGCGTGGCGTGGCCTGATGATGGACGCGTTAAAACTAGCCATGAAG